TAGGTGGATCAACAGATCTTTTAAATGATGCAATAGATAGTTTATTGAGTCCTGGAGTAGAAGAGGTTAGAGATTTAAGAAGTGATTTAGCTTCTCCAACCGGAACTTTAATAACAGAAACTAAAGCAGTTCTGCCTGTAGACGTAAACAAAGATGTGCCTGTAAATGCTAATTTATTTGCAAATAATATAAATGTAGGAACACAATTCAATTTACTATCAAATGAACAAAAATTTGATAAACTATTTAAGTTTGGATAAAATATGGCAACAGATAAAAAATTAACATACAAAGATCAAAGGCTAACTAAAGATCAACAGAAAAAAATTAAACCGGCTAATCAAGGTGGAGGCCCTAACTATTTAGGCAAACAAGAAACTGTAACTGTTCCTAAAAAATGGTTATCATCTCCCGATCACGTTGTAGCTGAATTAGCTTATATTACTCCAAGAGAACAAAAAATATTATTAGATGCCAACATTTATGGATCATTAAAAGGTAAACCAAACAAAGGTCCTGGTGGTATCATGTCATTACAAGGTGATCTTGGTGGTTATGATGCAAGTCCGCGTGGACCAAATGATGAAAAAGGAAATCCAGGTGCTTCTACAGATGATAAAGCAAAAGCTGCTGACATCATGACTGGTAAAGTTAATGTAACTTCACCAACAGGTATTACAGAAGGGTATAAAGGTCCTAATCCTACAGGTCAAAATCAATTTGGAGATTTTGTATATAACCCAACTACCTTTGACCAGATTAAATCTTTTTATAATAAACTTCCCACTCCTTTAAATTTAGTAAAAAATATAGCTAAAAAATTAGGACCAACAAATAATTTAGATTTTTATAATCAAAAAGTTGTACCTGCAGGTAAAACTAATTTAGGTTTTCAGGACTATATGGCAGCTAGAATGGCAGGTACGATAGACGCTTATGGTAACCCGATTGGAAGCACTGGCGGAGGCGAAGGAAAAAATAATATATCCAACACTGGTATTTTACAAGTTCAAGAAATTAATCCAATAGGGATCGATGAAGAAGTAGAGGTTGCTGACACTTCTAATGTAAATAATATGAATTTTAATTTTGGAACCGCTAGTAACCCTATTTATGGAAAAGATTTAGTATAATGCCAAGAAAATCAGCACTACAGAAAATAGAATATCATGAAAAGATTTGTCGAATTATGCAGAAACAAACTTTTGAAAGAATTGATAGAATGGAAACTAGAATAGCAAGATTAGAAAAATGGATTATAGGTGGACTAGGTGCCATACTTTTAGCTGTGCTTTCAAATCATATGTAGTCTAGCGACACATACAACCAATCCAATTGCCACTACCGTCATTCATTATATGTAAGTTTAAAGTATCTACGTATCCTGTTAATTTTAGTCTAAGTATATCACATACTTCCATACAATTTGTTTCTGCTGTTATTACAATTCCTTCTAACATTTGTTTTGTAACAGGTATTAATTGATACAGACCATCGTTTACTATTATTAAATCCATGCTTTTAATTCTTCTCCCATAACCTCAGACGCTATGTTTATTTTTTTACGCAATGCTTTTACTATACGTTCATCTACGGTTTTTTCACATATAATATCTATGTAAGTCATTTTTCTTTTTTGACCTATACGATTTATTCTAGCCTCACTTTGAGTTCTTTTTTCTAAATCATAACCATTAGAATAATAAATCATTACATTAGCTTCCGTAAGTGTGATACCATAGCCACCCGTTTGAGGTGTACCTACTAAGAATCTAACTTTAGATTTAGGGTCTTGTATTTCTTTTATAGCTTTGGCCCTATCTTCAGTAGAAGTGGAACCATAGTAAGTCATCACGGAACCCGGATATTCTTTTTCAATAGCTTTAACTATAGAGTCTATATCATGTCTCCAATGGGCCCAGATAATAGCTTTGCCCTCTACCTCTTCTAATATGTCCATCAATGCATTAACTCTTTCATTCTTAATAATTTTAAGTGTACCATCATCAGCTTTGAAGTGACCACAAGTAATTTGCTGAAGTCTCATCAGTTGCACTAATGCAGTAGAAGTGGTCATCAATTTACCGTCCATTTGTGCAAGAGCTACATTTTTCATTTGATCATAAATTTTTTGTTGTTCTTTACTTAATTGTATAATTCTTTTTTGATATGTATAATCAGGTAAATCTAAACAATCTTCTTTTAAAACTCGGTCAGAAAACACAGCAATTTTATCAGATAATTCTTGTAAATTTTTATAACCAACTGGAACTTTTGCACTATGTGAACCAAAGTTCATAGTTTTAAGTATGGCATATCTAGTTCTAAATGCATAATAAGAAGTAAAATCTAATAAACCTTCTCCTAAGAATTCACATTGTTTATACAAATCTAATGGTGATTTAGTTACTGGTGATCCTGTAAGTATTCTTTTGTATTTAGCATACTGGCCCAAGGAACATATATGTTTAGATCTCTTAGCATCAGGATTTTTAATTGTAGTAGACTCATCAACGGCCATCATAGTTCGATGACAACGTAAAAATTTAGCTGCAAACTCTACACCTTTGCTCGTACTAAATGCATCAACATTCATAATTAATATATGAAGATCTTCTCCAGGTTCAAATAAAGTATCTAATTTTTGTTGTTGAGATTTAGTAATGTTTGCTTGCCATAATACCATTTTCTTTTCAACATGGTCTACCATGTGTGTTGGTATTTCCGAATCAAACCAGTTTTTATAAACACCTTTAGGTGCTACTAATAAAAATCCATTTATCTTACCTTTATCATACAACATAGATACATTGTCTATTAACACTTTAGATTTACCTGTACCCATCTCCATAAAGTATGCAAATAATTCTTTATTATAAGACTTCTTAAGAGCTTTTAATTGATGCTCGTATGGCTTTGTTTTAAATTTATAGTTCATAGTAATTCTTCTTTCTATTGACACGCATATCAAAACCTATATAACAAGTCAATAGGAAAGTTATATGACGTTAACAACATTAAATACAGTACCAACTCAAAGTAATGAGCCTTTAGTTTATGTTATTCAAGAATTACCTGGTACAAAAATAGGTAGCCCTAAATTTAATATTATGGGAGCTCAAAAATATGGTAAACTAGTACAATTACTTCCAGAACATTCACAAATTATTTTATCTCCTGGGCCATTAATATTTAAATTAAGAAAACTTTTAGATAAATATACACCTAAAGATTATTTACTACTTACAGGCGATCCAGCTATAATAGGGGTTGCATGTTCTATTGTTGCAGATAAGACACAGGGTAAATTTAATTTATTAAAATGGGATAGACAAGAAAAAATGTATTATCCAATAGAAATTAACATATATGAAAAAGGAAAGATTGAAGATTAAGCTTGACATAGGATATTATGACATTATATTAACATTATTAACTACTACGAAAGGTAAAAAGCAATGAGTGTAAAACAAAAAATAAAGATCCCACAATCTTCTATTAATTTAGAAGAGGACAAAGTTGATTCGTTAGCAAATGTGCAAACGAATGACATTAAAGAACTATCTGCCCAGGTCATTAAATTAAGAGACATGGAAGATAAGTTTAAAACAAAAGAAGAAGAATTAAAAAAAATTAAAAATGATATAGACGTTTTATCAGGAGAGGTTATACCTACCATGATGACAGAGATGAATATATCAAAATTTAGTTTGGAAGATGGGGCTGGCGTAGAAGTCAAACCCGTCTATGGTGCTTCGATTCCTAAAGCAAAAGAGGAAGAAGCATTTAACTGGCTTCGTAATAATGGCTTAGGTGACGTAATTAAAAATATGATCACTGTTTCCTTTGGTCGTAACGAAGATAACAAGGCAGCAACTTTTGCTGACCTTGCACAAGGTCAAGGGTATCAACCGACCCAAAAGTTAAAGGTTGAACCAATGACACTTAAAGCTCTGGTCCGTGAGCGTACCGAAAAGGGTCTCGAGATGCCCACGGATCTATTTAACGTGTTCGCAGGAAACAGAACCAAAATAACAAGGAAATAGAAACATGAACAAAGAACCAACAACAAAGAAGAATGGTGCATTGTCTACAAACGTTGTGTTTGAAGCTGATGCAGCCATACAAACTGGAACGGTAACTCAAGATGATCTTGCATTACCATTTCTTAAAATACTTGGTCAGTTATCTCCTGAAGTAAACAAGAGAGACGGCAAGTATGTAGAAGGTGCAGAACCTGGAATGATATACAATTCAGTAACAGGTGAACTCTTCAATGGTGAAAAAGGGGTCCAAGTGATTCCATGTTACTACAAACTCGAGTATGTTGAGTGGAAAGATAGAGGAAAAGATGGATCAGGTGCTCCGGTCAATATCTATCCTTCATCAAGTGACATCATGACTAAAACAACTAGAGGTGGGGATTTCAAAGATAGATTACCTAATGGTAACTATATTGAGAAAACTGCACAACACTTTGTATTAGTTAATAGTGCTTCACCGACTACAGCGTTGATTGCTATGAAATCTACTCAATTAAAAATTAGTAGAAAATGGAATAGCATGATGCAAAGTATAAAAATGCAGGGGAAAAACGGATTGTTTACTCCCGCATCTTTTAGCCATCTTTATCAATTAAAAACTGTACAACAGTCTAACGACAAAGGTACATGGTTTGGTTGGGAAGTTAGCAAATCAGGTCCAATCGAAAATGCTGCATTGTATCAACAAGCCAGAAGTTTTTCTGAAAGCATCTCTAAAGGAGATGTCCAGGTTAAACATGGTGAGGAAGATACAATTAAAGCTACCGATGGGTCAGCTAACATAATGTAGTATTCCTTAAGAGGAATTGTTGCAACTAGGGTGGTGAAGCGAGAGTGGATCCACCCTTAAAAATATAAAGATGGAAGAAAAATTTATAGATATATTTACAGGTCTTAAAAGAGACTATGGTTATGCTGATATCAATTCAGCATTTAAAGATCCTGCTACAGGAAAATTAAAATTAAAATATGGTTGGGCAGCTAAAGAATTATTAGAGTCAGACTATCTCGACCATCTTAGTGGTAAAAAATCTATAGGTATACAACCATGCGATGATGATGGATTAGCAAAGTTTGGAGCGATAGACATAGACTCTGATGAATATGATAACTTTGATCTTAGAAAATATTTAGAAATTATAGACAAAAAAAATATTCCAGTAGTCCCAGTTAAATCTAAAAGTGGTGGACTCCACATATATGTATTCTTTAATCAACCAGTTAAAGCTAGCTTTGTAAGAAATTTTTTAGATAAATTATTATTTACTTTTGACCTTAAAGCTTCAACAGAAATATTTCCAAAACAAACTCAATTAGGAATAGGTTCAGATAGTAAACCTATCAATGGTAACTTTATAAACTTACCTTATTATAATCGTAATGAAAGAGTGGGTGTGAATTTAGATGGGACTGAGTTTACTTTTGAACAATTTATAAAAGTCGTCGAGGCTAACACAAAAAGCAAAGAAGATCTAGAAGAATTTGCTACAGAACTTATGAGATTAGAACTAACTGGTGGTGCAGATGAATTTGTCGATGGTCCAGTTTGTTTACAAAGATTATCTAAATCTAAATTAGATGATTACAGAGATCGATTTATTTATAACTACATGGTGTTTGCTAAAAAGAAATATCCAGACAACTGGGAAGAAAAACTTTTAGAGGGTGCAAGAAATTATATTGTTTACGATAACATATGGGGGGATGAAAAAGTAAAACAAAAAATTAAAGCATATAAAAAAGATACCGCAGGCCATACTTGTTCGGAAGAACCTATTAATAGTATGTGTGTTAAATCAGAATGTTTAAAAAGAAAATTTGGTGTAGCCTCTGATAAAGTTAAAAAGTTTCCTGCACTATCTGCATTAATTAAAATAGATTATTCTCCTGAACCAGAGTTTAGATTCACTGTACATTACAATGACAAAGTAGAAGGTGAAACTACGCAGCAAATAATTGCTAGAGATATTAATTACATTATGGACCAAGAAAAACTTAGACGTTTAATTGGAGCTCACACCCCTATTCCACCACCACGAATCAAGGGTGATGACATGCAAAATATTTTAGATAACCTATGGCAAGGAATGAAAACAGAAAAAGCTCCTCCAGGTACCTCACCAAAAGAAATACTTCATAAACATTTAGATGATTATATTCATGGTGTACCAGCAGTAAGTGACGCTTCGTTTAGAAGTGGTAGCACATTAATTGATGATGGTTTTGCTTATTTTGTATTTGATCCTTTCTATAATTTTTTAAAGAATAAAGAATGGAAATCTAAAATAGATAGGACAGGGCAAATGATGATGGATTTTTTTACTGCAGAACTTAGGAGTCTTAAACGATATCCTAAAAAAGAATCAGAAAAAAAATCACATAACCCAGTCAGGTGTGTTAAAATATCAATGACTCATTTTGAAAGAGAAGAAAACCCTGTTGAAATAATACCAATGAAAAGCAAAAAGGATATACTATGACCGATAAAAAAATACCTACTGTGCATGTATCGATGCCTTGCTACGATACCATGCAAGTACCAACTTGTTTAAGTTTATTAAAACTATTTGATAAATTTACTGCAGCTAAAATTAAAACAAATATATCTACATTTAAATCACCTTACGTAGGTTATTCAAGAAATATATTGTCCGCAATATTTTTAGAATCTAATTATGATTATCAATTATTTGTTGATGCTGATGTAAGTTTTGAACCTGAAGTTATCGGATCAATGATCATGGCTCAAAAAGATTTTATTTGTGCTCCTTATAGAAAAAAGACTCATGATAATTCTGTGTCTTATTCTGTAGCTTTTCCTGATTACAAAAATATCAATATTGATAAATCAGGAATCACGGAAATTATCGGAGGGCCAGCAGGACTAACATTAATCCATAGATCTGTTTATAAAAAATTAATTAAACAATACCCACAATTAAAAATTAAATACGCTTCTGGAATATCTGATGAACAAAAAAAATATTTATATAATTTTTGGGAAAATACTTTTGATTCAAAAGAAGGTGCTTGGTATGGAGAAGATGTTTCTTTTTGTAGTCTAGCGCGACAAGCGGGATTTAAACTTCATGCTCTAGTTCATTGTGAGGTTGGACATCACGGTACATTTAACTTTTCTGGAAAGTTTGTAGATACATTTTCGCCGAGTGATGAAAAAAGTAACTAAGATATACGGTCCACCAGGTACTGGTAAAACTGAAAAATTAATTAGACGTGCCATGGCCTACATAAGAATAGGCACTCCCGTTAATAAGTTAGGATACTTTGCATTTACACGTAAAGCGGCAAACGAAGCAAAAGATCGTATGCTTAAAAAAAATCCACAATATAAAAAGAAACAATTAAAATATTTTCAAACACTACACTCTTTAGCTTTTCATAGCTTAGGACTCCGAGAAGAAAATGTAATGCAGGATTATCATTACAATGATCTAGGTAAAGAACTTAGTGTAAGAGTTAATGCAAAAAAAGATGCCGACGCATCTCCTTACTTAACATGTGATAATGAATACTTTCAAATTATTTTAAAAGCAAAAGAAAAAGATATACCGGTGTGGGAGGAATACTGCACAGCTGAACATTCTACTAATGTAGATCCAGATCTTTTAAAACATATAGAAGCAAACTATAACCATTATAAACATCCTGATGTAAACAACTTAGTTGACTTTACAGATATGATTCATGACATTGTACAACAGCCACATAAAATACCAGAGTTCGATGTAGTTTTTATTGATGAAGCTCAGGACCTATCACCAATACAATGGAAACTTTACGACATATTAAAATCTAAATCTAAAAAAATTTATCTTGCAGGTGATGATGACCAAGCAATCTATGGTTGGGCTGGTGCAGATGTAGATAGATTCATTCAAGAGCCAGCAACAGAAAAAGTATTGTCCAGATCTAGAAGAATACCTAAAGCAGTGCAAGACATTTCAGAAATTATTACTGCTAGGATTGAAGGGTTAAGAGCAACTAAAAATTATCTTCCTAGAGATGAAGAGGGTTTGTGTAGCAAAATTAATAGCTTAGAGAATCTTGACTTATTTAGTCAGGATTGGTTAATCTTAACTAGAACTATATCTAGGTCTAAAGAAATATGTGATCTGTTAAAAGTAAAAGGTTTGTATTATGAAAACAAACATCAAAAAAGTTACAATACTAAATTATACAGGGCCATTATTAATCATAGCAAATGGTTAAATGGCGAATCAATACCAGATACAGCATTAGAAGATATCAAAGAATACATGGGTAACAGAGAACTCAAGAAAGATTTAAAGTGGTTTGAGTGTTTTGATAATGCGCCAGCTGAAGATAAAATTTATATAAGATTAATGTTGTCAAATAAAGAAAAATTAAGTGATGAAGCAAGAATTAAAGTATCTACTATTCATGCAGCAAAAGGTGGAGAATGTGAGAACGTAATTTTGGTATTAGATAATGCTAAAAAAATAAGAGAAGCTACAATAAAAAGTGTAATAAAGCGTGACGAAGAGCACAGAGTATGGTATGTAGGTTGCACGAGAGCCAAAAGAAATTTATATTTAATGAGAGCTAAAATTGAAAGGAAGGGATATCAACTATGACAAACGACGATATATTTAAAGAATCATTTCCACAGTATACTCAGGTCGGCGGGAATCATTACACAAAGTTTCCGATTCAACCTTATGAGTTTATTTCTAAAAATGATCTTTCGTTTTTTCAAGGCAACGTAATTAAATACGTTTGTCGTTATCAACGGAAGGGTGGAATAGAAGATCTTAAAAAAATAGTGCACTATTGCCAATTAGAAATGTTAAAAATTAATGACATGAAAAAGAAAAAATGAAAGTACCTTTATTTGAAGCACAAACAGAATGGAACGAGCCCGAAGAGTATCCGGACCTAAGAAAATACGACGAGATTGCAATTGACTTAGAAACAAGAGATCCAGATTTAAAATCTAAAGGTAGTGGATCTATTATAGGTAATGGTGAAGTGGTGGGTATAGCTGTAGCTGTACCTGGTAGAAAATTTTATTTTCCAATTGCTCACGGATCAGGGCCAAACATGGATCGCAAAAAAACTTTAGAATGGTTTAAAGATATTTGTGAGTCGGAGTCTATAAAAATATTTCATAATGCAATGTATGATGTGTGTTGGATTAAATCTATGGGTCTTAAAATTAATGGACAAATAGTAGACACTATGATTGCAGCATCTTTAATTGATGAAAATAGATTTAGATTTGATTTAAATAGTTTGTCTTGGGATTACTTAGGCCATGGTAAAAATGAAGCTGCACTGAACGAAGAAGCAAAGTCTAGAGGACT